CTATTTTTCACCTTTCTGAGCCGTCCTCAATTCCGCAAAATAGCCGGCTATCTCTTTCAGATAAGCATTCGTCCTGCGAATCTCCTTGAGGAGATCTTTCACCGCCTTGTCAGATTCGCTCTCCGTTGCGCTCTCCGCCTTTACGCCCGTATTGATGTACTGAAGGTCGAAATCCGGATAAACGGCCTTGATAAGTTTGCCTTTGTCTGCCATCACCGACTTCGAGATACAGGCGATGTAGGAGCGACCGATTCCTGTCTTACGCTCAAATTCCATTACAGACCTTTCCTTGCTCAGAGCGAACTCCTTCATCCGCTCGCGTGCTCCATTGTTTTCCATAACCATTCCGTTAATTTCTCAAATATTTTCAAGAATATTCTTGATATTTCTTGATGTTTTATATATTTTTGCAAAACTTTTTGCAGAATATGCAACAAAGATAAGTGTAATAATCAATGAAACAAATAACAAAAAGTGCTTATGGACAATAGATTCTCATTCAAAAAAGGCTACGATCAGCTGGCACAGAAGGACATCAAAGATTTCAGAAAGAAGCTTTGCGAGAGGCTTGGGATAAAGGACATGACCATTTATCGCAAAATGTCTGGAGAAGTAGAGCCAAGGATGTCAGAAGGTCGAATAATCGAAGAACTTTTTGCGGAATATGGCATCACCGACGTTTGGAGCAACTAACGAAATGCCGTGTCTGACAGAACGGGAAACGCAGGTCGGCGAACTACTCGCCTGGGGCGCGGCAAAGAAGGAAGTGCCCACCCTCCTCAGGGAGATGTACGGAGGACGGGAAATCAGGCTCCGGACGGTGGAGAACATCACGCGCGGCATATACGCCAAACTGCACATCGGCAAGGCCAGCGAGCTTTCCGCATGGTGGTTCTGCCACTACTACGGTGTCGATAAGAGGCTTTGCCCGCTGAAAGAGTTCAGGAAACGCCTGTACGCCCTCGTGCTTCTGGTCGTCATCATTCCTGGACTTTCAGACATTGACAACGCAGTCCGCCCGACACGATGCCGGACATCCGTCCGAATCGAAAGAACGCTCAGAAGAAAAGACTGAAAAAGAATAACACTATGCCCAAGATAAAAGAAGAATTCGTCTCCCGTGTCATCGAGAGATCGAAAGGAAAGGATTGTCTGTTGGAAGTCATCCGGGCCTTTGGCCAGGAACCGCGAAAAGAGGGTGCAAGCTGGAAAACGGCTTGCCCCTTGTGCGGTTCTGAACACTCGCTGGTGATTACTCCCGGGAAGAGCCTTTTCAAGTGTTTCAACTGCAACGCCCTCGCTGGGAAATACCCTATAGACTACCTAATGTCCGGCCAGAAGATGTCGTTTCCAGACGCAATCGAATGGCTGGCAAACTATTTCGGAATGCTCGTCGAGTACGAGGAGCCTGTGCGAAAAAAGCCTAAAGAGAAACCGTCCGCTAAAAAGAAACCTATAAGCTTCAACGACATCATGCTCGCCGGCTCAGGACTCACTCCGGACGACACTATGGCCACAGTCTATGACAGCACCGACTCCACAGTCACGAAGAAAGTCTGCACGTTCAAGAGTGGGACGGTCAACAGCCGCGGTGAAATTGTCGATGGTGACGACTCAGTAATCCGTTACTTCGACCTCGACGGCTATCCGCTCACCTACACGCTCGATAAGGATAAAACCTCGACGCCACGCGAATATTTCCGCGTGCGTTACCAGTTTCCGGAAGAGCACACGGACAAAAACGGCCGTCCGATAAAGTACCGTTCCCCGTCCGGCTCGCCGACGTTTATCTACATTCCGCAGAAAATTCGCGACCTCTACAGACGGCATGCCGACATTCCGCGTCTGTTCATCCAGGAAGGAGAAAAGAAAGCGGAGAAGGCCTGCAAGCACGGCATCATGAGCGTGGCCGTGTCCGGAATTCAGAATCTCGGCTACAAAGGGACTCTCCCGGAAGAAATTGTGAAACTCATCGAGACCTGCCATGTCCAGGAAGTTGTTTTCCTGCTCGATAGCGACTGCTTTGACCTCACTAGCAAGATAACCGTCGATGATCCTGTAGATCGGCGGCCTAAATGTTTCTTCTCGGCCGTTAAGAACTACAAGGAGTATTTCAACCGCGTGAAGAACCGCGGTATTTATCTTGAAATTTATTTCGGCTATGTTCTGAAGAACGCATCCGGAGACAAAGGCATCGATGACCTTCTGGCCGACGCGCTGAAAGGAAAGGAAGACGAGCTGCTCAGGGACATCAATACCTGCCTGAATGAAAAGGACCTCACGGGCAAATATGTCCAGTTCCACAAGATTACCACCTCTCCGGATTCCAAGATTGCGGAGATTTTCCGTCTGAACGACACTCAAGCATTCTGCAACTACTACAAGGAACAGCTCCTGCATCTTCCGGAGTTCAAGATAGGCAGCCGCAAGATGCGTTTCAATGACGCTGGCAACCTTGAGCCAGCACAACCCATCGAGAAGGAAGAGGAATTTTGGACGGCACGCAAGCGCAAAGGAACGGAGGATGTGGAATACTACTTCAAATATACCGGCGCCGAACTGTTTCTTGAACATCACGGATTTTACAGGCATCTGAAGGAGAACGGGGGTTATGAGTTTATACAGGTCGAGAACTCGATAATGAAGGTCGTGGAGCCGTGGGAAATCGCAAATTTCGTTAAGGAGTTCACCAAAGACACGCTGCCAAAAGAAATCCTCGAGCTCATCTACCGTGGTGGCACGCAATACCTCGGACCGCAACAACTCACTATGCTCGACTTCTTTCATTCCGACCTCGACCGCCCGGTACGGGGAAGGCAGCACCTTTTTTTCAAGGACTGCTGGTGGCAGGTGGCTGCAAACGAAATCGAACGGAGGGAATATACCCAGATGAACTTCAACATCTGGAAAACACAGATAAAGGACTACAAGGCCCGGCAGCTTCCGAGCCTTATCGACATAAGCAAAGACCCTGAGGGACACTTCACCTACACGCTCACCGACACGGGAAAGAAATGCGATTTTCTGCGTTTCCTAGAGAATGCGAGCAATTTCACATGGAGAAAGGAAGCCCCGGAACCCCAGGAACTTCTCGACAACGCCCAGCACCTCGTGGCAAAGCTGAGCGCTTTCGGCTATCTCTGCGTGGCCGCTAAGGACAAATCCGTCAGCAAGGCGGTCATCGGAATGGACGGAAAGCAGTCCGACCTCGGAGTTTCCAACGGGCGCTCCGGAAAATCGCTTTTCGGTGAAGCCCTCAAGGTAGTGACAACCACGCGCCACTACAACGGAAAGGAGTTCTCCGGGAGGATGAACAACGCCTTCATCTGGGACGGAATCGACGAGAAGACAAACATCGTGTTCATCGATGACGCCATGAGGGATTTCGACTTCGAGCTTCTGTTCTCGCTCATCACCGGCGACTGGCCGATTAACGCCAAAGGCCAACGGCCGTTCATCCTTCCGTTCCAGAAGTCTCCGAAAATCTATCTCACGACCAACCACTCCATCAGCGGTGACGGCTCGTTCTTCGTGGACAGACAGTGGCTTCTCGCGTTCAGCGACTACTACAACGACACCCATAAGCCGACTGACGATTTCGGCAACCTTTTCTTCGACGAATGGGATGTCGAGCAGTTTGAGCTTTTCTGGAATTTCGTAGCCCAGTGCATACAGATATATTTCCGCTTCGGCTACGTTCCGGTTCCGGACGAAAGGCTCGTCATAAGAAAGCTTCAGCAGGATATCGGCGACGAATACATCCTCTGGGCAGATGAGTACTTCTCAGCGCCTGAACACGTCAATCACGAGCTCAGACGCCAGGAGATATACGATTCGCTCCTCGAATATGTGGGACCGTCAAGACGCGCCTACTACAGCCCGAAGACCTTCAAGCAGAAGCTCATCAAATACTGCCGCTACAGGGACTATATCTTCAATCCGGAGTTCTTCGACCCGGTTTGCGGAAAGTATGTCAAGCTCGACAAGGATGGCCGCCCCGTTTTCGACAACAAACGCAACGGCATCGAATACTTCACCGTCGGCAACAGCGACTTCTTCAACGGCACACGGACTTGCCCCGGCGTTCCGGATTCCTCCCCGGTGATTGAGCTGCCGCCGCTCGATGACCCTGTCTTTGACCTGAATCTCGACGGGGACTTGCCTGACTAAAAGGATATGACTGACAACCGCCCATACCTTCTCGACACCGCCTCAAAAAAGGCGGCGTTTGTCGCGAAGTATGGCGGACACATCGAGAAGTTCCGACAGCCGTACATCAACTGGATTTCCGCGCTTCCGATGATGGAGTGGATCAATCCCCTGCAGGGCAGCAGCGCTTCGAATCCGGAGTTCGTCATCGGTCTTGTCTGCCTGCTCTATATCGAGGGCGAAATCAACATATCATTCTCCGACCCGACCGCCGAACTTCTCCGCCGTGAACCAGCCAGCCTCGACGAGTGGCACGCCTGGTGTTCCGAACTCCGCGCCCGCAACACCGCACGCCTGAAACCGCGCAAATCCGGCACACGGAATCTCTAAGGCGCTCATCAACTATAATAGCATTCTTTGCGATTTCTGTAAAAAGATTTGCATATTTTGCAAATGTTCCTCACATTTGTGAACACTGTTTTAATTGCTTGATTATGGTTCCATCTATTGATATTGCATTGAAAGACATGATGAATGAGAGTCTTTGTGAATTAGAGGAGGCTCTTGATAGTGATGTCCTAACCTACATGGGGTCAATCGTTGACGGTATAGAGAATGACATATTGAGCATCGTTGAAGACCTTGCAAAATCAGGTGACAAACGTGAACAATTGGCAATAATCTTGACTACGAATGGAGGTAGTGCCTCGGCCGTTGAACGCTATGTGAATATTATTCGCCATAATTACAAACGCGTCGTCTTCATAGTTCCCGACTGCGCGTATAGCGCCGGAACGATATTCTGCATGAGTGGTGATGATATATGGATGGACTATTTCTCTGTATTAGGCCCGATTGATCCACAAGTACCAAATAAGGATGGAAAATATGTTCCAGCTCTCGGTTATCTTGATAAAATAAATGAACTTATCGAGAAAGCCAAGAACGGAACGCTAACCAATGCAGAATTCTTAATTCTCAAAGATTTTGATCTTGCTGAACTCAAATATTATGAACAAGCGAAAGATTTGACCATAACTCTTCTCAAGAAATGGCTGGTCAAATATAAATTCAAGGACTGGACCACACATCATGATGGCCGTCCGGTAACGATTGACGAGAAAAGGAAAATAGCGGAAAGCATCGCATCCAAACTTGGTGACAATAACGAATGGAAATCCCATGGACGCTCGATCGACATTGAGGAACTTACGGCACTTCATTTGAAAATAACCGATTACAGTGAATTACTTGTAAGGGATAAAATACGAAACTATTATAAACTTATTCGCGATTATGTCGGCAAAAACAAATACCCGATATTTATTCACACACGAAAATTTATATAATATGGCATACACAGACGAAATACAAGCCGCTATAAAACAGGCAGCCCAGAAGTTTAAATCTGATTCTCAGATTAGCGACTTTCAGAAAACCGCGAAAGAGTTCACGAAGATGGTTGAATCCGGATATGCGACCCCCCGTGGATACAATATCCAGTCTTTCGATGCCAATGTATATCTAAAACAAGCATCGCATTAAGAGAGACGATAACAAATCGCCCTATTTTCCAAAGTGAAGATGGGGCGATTTTCTGTTAGAAATGGTTGATTTTGTTGGTTTTTTGCAAAAAGATTTGCATTTTTTGCAAATATTGTGCAACTTTGCGGTGCGTACTTACATACAACGGCTTTCTATTTTGCGGCAACGACTTATTCCCGTAACATAGATTGCTGACATTATTATAGAGATTTTGCCCCTCTGTATGGTCGTCATAGGTGAAAGCCGTGACAGCATCCGCCGCAAGGCTTGTATGTGGTACGCAGACCTGCAACAGAGGGGTTTTTGTTATTTTAGTTATGCGTACCACTAATGAACAGCAGCCACGGCTCCACACTGGCGACACCGCATTCACAACCGCTGAAGCAGAGAAGGCAGTCGACACCCTCAAGGTTATCTATCCTGGCATCTTCAAGACGAAGCTCATTACCCGCCGCCTATGGGATCGCCCGATCTACACCATCCGCGTGTTCTCCTCTCCGGCGCTCGGAGTTGTCCGCGTCGCCCATGCCAGGAGCCGCAATCCGTTCGCGGCCGCGATGCAGATTATCGACCGCATCGACAGCGACCCCGACTTCTCCCGCCGCGTCAATCCTGCTTTTGCCGAATAGTTACATTTCTTGACAAAATCGCCCTGTTTTCTTGAGTGGAAACGGGGCGATTTTAGGTTAAAAACGGTGCATTTTTACTTTGATTTTGCTCGAAAAATGGCCGTTTTTTGCCTCAGCACTGTTGTCAGCACTGTTTTAGTGCTGGCTACAGTGCTGGATTTTCAGCACTCTTCCAGCACTGTTCTTCCCCGCTACCCCAACTTTTTTAACAAAAACAAGAAAACTGGAGAACTCGTGCAAGAAGTGTAAGAAGTTGAACGGCTGAGAGTTGCGCACTTATTTAGTTATTTTTTCTTTATTATAGAAAGACCCCTCCTTATTTTATGTAAAAGAATCGTGCGTTCGTGCTGATGCTCGCAACGTATTGAACGACAATGGGATAATCAGCACGAAATCAGCACGAATCACAAAATTTTACCGTGCTGACCGTGCTGAAAGGTCAGAAATCCTACAGTGCTGCAAGAGTGCTGATTAAATAGTTGAAAATCAAAGGTTTCCAAAGGTCAGCACTGTAGCACGGTAAAAAGTGCGATTTTTTACAAGGGGGTGTCGTTAAGGGATGCTCTTCTTCTTTCAAGAAATCTCAAGAAAATTCTACAAAAAGGCTCATTTTTCCCTCCGAAATGCCGAACTTTGTGACGGCCGGAGCCGTCCGACCGGAAATGAACGCTAACCCATAAATTTGCGGCGACATGGAAGATAGAATGACGGTGCCTGTAAGGGTGCCTAAATACATCCGGGACTACATCCGTGGAATCAACGCCGACTCCGACGTGGTCGTTCCCGAATACCACTCCCTTCTCTGGGCAACTGTCAAGGCAAACCTCGACCTCGTTCCCAGGGACGGGCTTCCTCCGTTGAACCCGGAATCCACCTACATCCACATTACCATCTACAGTTCGAAGCACAGGAAAATCTACAACATCGCATCCGGAAAAATCATCCGGCACTCCGACGTGCTCTTTCGCTGCCATCTCAGCGAGGACGGCCAGAAGGCGGTGTCCGATTACATAGTCCGCGGATTCAAGCAGGATTATAGGTCATATATGAGTGGAGCCCTCGGCAACAACCCGGATCTCAGCATCAAGGACGCCATCGAGGAGTTCTGCAACGACCGTAATGTCGAGATGGACGACGCGCTGACATACGATATGCTCAGGAAGGACTGGTACAGATTCCGAAGGTCCTGCGAAGACCGCCTCGCACTGAAAAAGGCATCCGAAATGTAGGAAAAACACGCCTCCCGATGTCATACGAAATTCATTGATTTTCAACTATTTTTGCGTCTCCTCACGTCTCAAAAAATCACATCAAAATGAAGGATATTTCATACACATTCATCCTCGTCCGGGAGAAAGACCTGGACTTATTTCTACAGGCATCTTCGGCGAAGCAACTCTCGGACGTCGGAGAAGTGTTCCGGAGCGCCAACAAGGTAGATTTTAGTCAGGAACCATCGATTTCTGACAGCGGAACCCTATGGAGCCAGACATTCAGGGGCATAACATCGAATTTTTGTGCAAGAAAATGGAACGGGCTACGTGCAGGTGTGGCAATAGTCAATTCGGACGGAAGTGTCACCAAGATAGGCAACGCAGACGAACTTCCGATATTGACGGTGAGCTCATATTACAACCTGTTCGTCGTCTCCGCGTCGTTCGACACCGCCGTTCCCGCCGCGCTTTAGTCCTATAAAAGCCCCTTTCCGGCATATAATTTTGCAGAAAAACAGAACGATATGCCAGATAAGCAACCCACTATAGGATTCATATCAGACGAATGTAGCCTCGCAGCCTCTCATTACCTCAGGTGCCCCAAAGCAGACACCCCCACTCGTCCGGACTTTCTGAAGCAGCTCTCTTCGGAAAGTGCCGGACATTTGACAATGGATTTTGCCGGAGACGATACGGTCTCCGGCTCCATTGCCTACCATCCAGTGTTCGGCATCATCAGTTACGACCGCTGGTACCATTTCTCAACAAAGAAGTTTATCGACAACCTCAGGGCTGCCGACGAGAATCCCGCGATCAAGGCGCACCTGCTGCACATAGATTCTCCTGGTGGAGAAGCGTTCGGAGTTCCGGAGGCGTTCGAGGCCGTCCGCGCCATGAAGAAACCAGTCTATGCGTTCGTCGAGAGCATAGCCGCGTCCGCCGGCTACTACATCGCCACAGGAGCCGGAAAAATCTATGCGCGGAGCATCTTCAGTGACATCGGCTGCATAGGCGCGATGGCCGAAATCGTGGACGATTCCGGTCTTAACGAGAAATTCGGCATCAAGGTTACGGCCGTTCGCTCATCCTACTCGCCCCTGAAGAACAAGGTTCAGGAAGATGTGCTGAACGGACATCCAGAGGAATACATCCGCGAAAGGCTCGACCCTCTTGCAAAGAGGTTTATCGACGATGTACGCACGGCCCGTCCAGACATCGCAGAGGATAGCGACGCCCTGAAAGGCAAACTCTATTTTGCGGCCGCTGCTCAGGGAGAAGGACTCATCGACGGAATCATGACCATCGACGAGGTAATTGAGGAAATCGACGTCGAGACACAGATACCCGACAACAGCATATACTCCATAAACATTAACAATTAACGAAATGAACAGATTTCTCCAGAATTTCAAGGCAGCCCTCGCATCCGTAGGCCTTGCCGAAAAGTTCTCCGCCAAGACCCTTACGGCGGCAGAGTACAAGGTTCTTCGCGAAGCCTATCAGAAGACGGCCGGAAGTTCGTTTGAGGACGACTTCAAGGCCTACGAGAAAGAGCAGGCAACGCTGAAGGACGCCAAGGCGATGGAAGAGGGACTCAAGGAGCTTGCCGCCATGCTCGGAAAGGAAAACTCCGAGACCATGAGCGCATCCGAGCTCACCTCCGCCATCAAGGAAGGCTTTGCCTCAATCAAGGAGCAGATGAGCGCCCTCGCAAGCCGCGCCCAGAACGACACTCCTGAAGACAGCGCAAGGCGCATCATCGACATCAACGGGCCGCACACCGACAAGTTCGCGTTCGGAATCCAGCATCCGACCTTTGCGGCCGAGAAGCGCTACAACCGGATTGCCATTTCCGGCGTTCTCCCTCAGTCCGATCCTTCAAAGAAGGAAATAGACGAGTTCCGCAGCGACTTCGGAAGCTACACTGACGCGCTCGCAAAACGCTACGCACAGCTTTGCAGGACAAACAGCCTCAAGGCCGTTATGTCCTCCACTATGGACTACAGTGCGCTGAACGACAACGACCTCGGACAGCACTACTTCGTGCGCCGTCAGGACGCCCTCATCGCTCAGATTGCCGCTCTGCCTGACATCACGAACATCTTCCCTCGTGTTTCCAACATCCAGGACGGCGCCGTTCTCACGAACGTTCTCTTTACCGAACTCTCACAGGCTTACCAGTCCGGACACAACTTCAAGGGTGACACGACCTTCCTTCCGGAAAAGGCGTTCGTTCACGACGTGATGTTCAAGTACAAGTTCGATGACATGAAGTTCATCGAGAAGTGCTACCTCGCCTATCTCAACACTTCCGGATCGTCAGCTCCGAAGTGGTCCCTCATTGAGTGGCTCGTGCTCGAAATGGCAAAGCAGCTCAAGAACGAGGAGATCAGGCGCAACATCATGGGATGCCGCGTTAAGCCGACCGCAGGCGCAAGCAATCCTGCCATTTTCGCCGCGACCGGAATCGTCCACAGGATTCTCGGCTACTACAACGAGAAGAAGATTCTTCCGTTCATGGACGCTAATCTCGCAAGCTACGAGAACAGCAGCATCGGTGACACCCTCGAAGCCTTCGCGGCTGAAATCCACGCACGCGTTGATGGCAACGCCGGTGACTATGTCATCTATGTGAACGAGAAGCACAAGCCATGGTTCAAACAATGGTACACCACTAAGTACGGCCAGAACGCCAACTTCGACGGCGTGCAGTTTAGGGTTCCGAACTATGACAACCTGATTGTCTTCGTACCTGGAATGCCGAGCTGGCTCACCTTCATCTTCGCCGCCCTCCCTGGGAACCTCGTAACCCTTGAGAATGTGCCGGGTGAAGCCTACAACATCCAGTTCCAGCAGGATCTTGAATCCGTCATTGCCTACAGCATCTGGAAGTCCGGAGCAGGTGCAACTTATTCCGGCAAGCCTTATGGCACCATTGCCGAACTCAAGGCGGCAGACGCTACGACCCAGGTCATATTCTGCAACTTCCCGGCAGCAACCATCGCCGCCGATGCGACAAAGGCAAATGGTGCAACCATGCTCATCGTTACAGGCGAAAACACCAAGGCAACCGCCATCACCGACATCGAGAATGCCAAGGAAGGCGTAGTCTATCGCATCGAAGCCGCCGGCACGGCCAACATCTCCACGATTGCCAAGAGCGGCAAGTTCAGCGAGATTTCGGCAGCGTGGTCTCCGGCTGCGGCAGGCGAGTGGCTTGAGGTCTGGTACGACAAAGCGGCAGGCAAGTTCCGTGAAGTAGCCCGCGGTTAGTCTTTCTTTTCAGCACGGGGCGGGCGACCGCCCCTTTAATCAAACAGAATCATTATGCCACAGGTACAGACATTTGTTGACATACCGGCAGTCACGGATCGCGACACAGCCGGCAAAAGAATCTACCAGGACGTTGAAGTCATCCGCGAGGACGATGTCGATTACAGCAAGCCGCCGACAATCGACGAGGATGTGATGACCACGACTCCGCTCGCGATGAAGGAGTCCGCGACGTCAAAGGTCTTCAAGTCAATCGTCGACACACAGGAAGACCAGTCAACCGGGCAGAAGGGAGACATAACCTCGACCGTGAACAACGAGTTCACTATGGTCGTCGGTGACACCGTCGAATCCCGAAAGCTCGTTGAGAATCATGTCGGAGACCGCTTCTTCCTAGTCCACACGGACAAATACACGAAGAAGAAATATCTCCACGGAAGGCTCTACTTCCCGATGGTTCTCTCAGATTTCACGCGCTCCGCAAAGGAATCCAAGTCCATCGAGCTCCACTTCAAGAATGAGTCGTTCTTCCAGCCGCTCGAAGTGATTGCCGCCACGGAGTAGACCACACATGAAGGTAGCGTAGGAAAGCAAACCATATTCATACAGATTTTATTTACTCATTCCGTTGGGATCGGGCGGCGCCAACCAGTCCGGTCCCTTTCTATTGAAAGAAAGATGTACACGCTAAAACAAAGAAACGAACTGGCAGCTAAGCTTGCTGTTCCGGAAAACATAGAGACATACCGAAAGATGCTCGCGGCAAGGCGCTCACCGATGGCATCAGTCGTCATCCTCGACAAAAGGAAGCTCGCGTTCAATCTCGCGTACTGCCTTCTGGAGCACTACACCATCGAGGAAATCACGGATTCCGTCACCTCCATATCTCACAGGCAACCGGCGATTGCGGAAATGGCTGTCAATCTCGTGCAGACCGTTAAAAAAAAACTTCAAAGGCTGATGAATATCCTCATATCCGTTGGAGAGACCTTGACGACAAGGATGTCCGCACTGCGGATCTTATGTATTCGGACCGCATCAACACTTATCGCGACCTTCAGGAGCTTTTGGGAGAGATTGATGACAAAGAGGAGGTCCCGTCGTCCGTTCTGGCACAGATTGTTCAGAAGAGCATCCGGCACGAGCTCTGTATCTCAGAACTCGTAAACTTTGACCACCGCGGGAAATTCCTCGGCAAGCATCCGCTCATCGGGGAGGAAAGCGAGGCGGAACGCATCAGGAGGCTTCTGAAAGACGACCCAGAAGCCTTTCTCCAGGAATACGCGAACATCCGCCAGAACATCACCCGCTACACCTCATTTCTCAAGTCCGCCAGTCGCAGTAAGGAACAGAAAGCCCGCGACCAGACATCCCTGAACAAATTCACGGCACTTGCAGACACATATTTCACAATCCTTAAGGAAAACACCGCATGAAGAAGAAACGAATCGGATTTCGGAACTATGATGACGAACCGGAGAGTAACAACTCCTTAGAGATACCACCGGAAGATAATAAGGTTGACGTAGAAAACGCCGACCTCGACTTCGTGATTAAGAAAGCGGCCGTGTGCTCGCAGAAGGCAGACGCGATGACACTTGCGGCTATCAGGGAAGAAAAACGGAAGATTGAGGAACTTCGCAAAAGACTATTTGGAATATGACACCGGACAGACTTGAAACATTGAGGGGATACAAGGTCGAGGACATCCAGGTCTTTCTCAAGACCCAGAAAAGCGAGGTCATATCTGTTGACATGCAGGACTACATCGTAAAGATGGACCGCTGCTCCGTAATAATCAACACTCAGGGAGCAAACATGACCCTTGCGACGGAAGAACTCCGCCGCTGTTTCCCCGATCTTTCATATACTCAGGCACGGCGCATCTACTACGACGCACTTGAATATTTCCATGTCGACGAACCCGTCAGCGCGGCCGCATGGGATGCCGTCTATGCCGACCAGTACGATAAGCTTCAGGCGCTCGCAATCGCATCCGGAAAACTCGCGGTCGCCCGGAAGTGCATTGAGAAATCACACGAGCTCAGAACGACGAGAAGACAGGAGCAAGACTTCAGATGGCAGCCACCGACCTTCGTTATCAATATCGCTGTAAAACCGGAAGACCTAGGCTACAAGAGCCGCAAGATTATGGACATCGCTCGCAGACGCGAAGATGCAGAGCTCCGGCAGATGATAGGCAGCCTTGAGACCACACCGGCCGAAAAACAGCGACTTCTCGCCGATGCAGAAATTTCCGTTGAAACCACCGCCGAAACACAGGAAGACTATGAACCGGAAGACCAGTGAAACCAATCTCTTTGACGTCTATCAGAACACGGCACAGGCGCTCGCGACTCTGATTGATCCGAAAATCCTGATAATGGCGGCCGGACGAGGAACAGGAAAGACCACCGAAGTCACCGCTCCGAGAATCATCCGCGTCGCCGCATCCATGCCGAGGGAAAAGTCAATCATAACCCACAAGTCCTTCGTTGCCCTATTCACGAACGTCATTCCCGCCGTCCTCTCGAAGTTTCAGTCCGACGGCCCGAACGGACGGCCTCTCATGACAGAGGGCATTGACTATGTGGTTGGCGAAAAAGACCTGCCGGCACACTTTACGAAACCCCGCACACCGATGTTGCATCCGGAGCGCTGCATTGTCTTTGCCAACGGCCATGTACTTCAGACTGTAGCCGTCGATCATCCCGAATCCGTGGCCGGTGCCTCTATTGTCCACATCTTCATGGAGGAAATGAAATATTCCAAGGCCGACAGAATGCGAAGGGACATATTCCCGGCCCTCCGTACCTCGAAGCTCGGAAACTCATCTTCCGCCCATAGGAGCTATCTTCACGGAGGGATTACAGGTGTGTCCGACATCGGGCGCTCGCTCGCGGGGGAGGAGAACTGGTTTCTCCAGTACAGGGACGAGATGGACTCCGAACTCATCACAGACATTGCCAACCTCGCGATTTACGTCAATCGCTATCTCTACGACCTCGCCCTCAATCCTGACGATGCGCGTGCTCACCGGATTGTCACGAAATGGCAGCCGCTTCTCGACAGCATGAGAAAAGACGCGACGCTTTTCATGCAGGTCTCCACATTCGTGAACCGTGACGTCCTCGGCCTTGATTACTTCAAGACAATGAAGCAGTCCTTAACCGACGCTGAGTTTCTCACCTCCATCTGTTCCGTTGCCGGACAGAACCGTGAAAACCTCTTCTTCGATCTATGGGACGAGGACCGGCACACTTATGACGACGGATACGTCAGCTCGCTCGTGAACTCCTTGAACCTGAAATCCGACATCCGCATCGACGCTTCGTATCTTAAGGATTATGACCCCACAGAAAAGATTGTGCTCGGCTATGACCCCGGTAATTTCGCTTCAATAGTCTCCGGACAGTTCAGCAAGACAGACAATATGCTGCGCATAATGAAGGAATTCTTCGTCTATCCTCCGAAGGATATCCAGGATCTCGCGATGGCCGTAAACGCATTCTATGGAGAAGCTGCAAGATTCAAGAGAATTGATTTATATTATGACCGCGCCGGAAACAAGCGCAACGAACGACGCGCCACCCACACGGACGCGAACGAGTTGAAGGCGGAGCTCGAACGGTTCGGCTGGAGAGTGGAACTCAAGTCGCTCGGACAGGCTACCATCTTCTACTGGCAGCACAATAAACTCTGGCACCGCCTCCTTGCTGAAAGCGAAAGGAAACTTCCGAAGCTTCGTATCGACAGCAACGAGTGCCCGAACCTTGTGAGCGCGATGTACTGTTGCAAGAAGATTCCAGGCAGTTCTCCGGTAGAACTCGACAAATCCCCGGAGAAAAAAGTTCCGATTGAACTCCAGGCAGGTCTCACGCCACAGATACCTTCCGCGCTGACATATTTGGTCTGGGGAATGTTCTCCAGCTACTATCCGGGTATCAAATCCGGCGAAACGGCGGCCGTCGGAACAGGAAATTTCAGCCTCTGATGGCGGAACCTGACCGCTCTCAAAACACTTAATTCGTTAAGGCTCTGAACTTTGGGACAAAAATTTCAGAGCCTTCATTTTTTCGCGTGCTTCGAGTGCCCGACGCCGCTGGTTTTTCGCTCTGCATTGCAGCCGCTCCGTTTTCGGGAAATATGAGCGTGCCGTCGTGCTCCGGGCGCGTTTCGTCCTACCGATTCTGCATTGCAGCGAGTAGCTTTGCACCACGATGAAAGAGATGGAGACCATAGACGGAGCGACGGCGCTCAGAAGAGCCGAGGCCGTGAGCAAAGCAGGCGGTTCGTTCCACCTGTACTTCTTTCCATATTCCAGGAAGAAGCAGAATCCGGACACCGTGCGGCTCAAGGTAGTAGAGAACTGCATCTGCCGCCTTCCGCTTCCGCACGATCGGTTCGACATAGACGGCAAGCACTTTTTCTTGTTCAGCGACCCGGACGGAAAGCCTAAGGCATGCTATAGGGTTCTTATTCGCTTCATCGCGTTTTCCGACGATAACTTCAAACTCAAAAAAGTGATATGGTATGGATAGGATAGGTATCATAAAGACAGAAGACCTCACGTGCAGTTACCAGATAGGGGAAGCTCCAATGTTCCTCGCTGACGAATCCCGAAAGCTCGGAACGGATGAACGTCCGGCGATTCTCTCTGCACTCGCAGTCTCTGGCTATAATGTATGGCCGGCAGGAGAGGACAATCTTGACCCGAACACGGCAAAGAACATGATTTCCGGCAATAGGCTTCTTCCCGAACTCATCGAGAAACAGGTTCGTTTCCTATATGGCAACGGCCCGATGCTCTACATTGACAACATCCTTGAGGATGGAACTATAAGCCGTAGCTATATCCACGACCGCGACATTGAGGAGTGGCTTGACAGCTGGGCGGAGAACGGCCTTCAGGACGACTTTCTCACCTACATCAACAAGGCAATCCGCTCGTTCTACTACTCCGAGGGCATATTCAGCAAATGGAAGCTGACACTCGGTCAGAGGGCAAAGATGCAAGGGATACCTCCGGTTGCCGGCCTTGAACACGTCGATGAACTGCGCTGCCGCTTCTGTACAAAAAAGTCGCTTGCCGGGCGCACCGACATCGAAGACAGGGAGTTGACGCACGTGATGGTCGGCAACTGGGAGACATCCAACATTCAGGAGTTCAATGTCTATCCGCGCTTCTCTAAGGTGGATCCGCTTACAAAGAACTCTGCCATATCCTACTCGAAGAATCCTACCTACGGAGAATCCATCTACTCCTCAAACGTATTTTTTAAGGGCGTGAAGTCATGGATTCGCGGCTGTAACGCCACTCCGGACTACATCAACTCCTTCCTGGAAAATGCACTTTCCGCACGCCTTCACATCATCATTCCAAACGCCTGGTATAAGGAACATGAGGAATGGCTGCGTGACCTTTGTGACAAATCGGCTCAGAGCGTGGCAAAGGGCGAGCAGAAGCTAAAAATCAAGGTGGCCGACAAATACGAGATCGAGATTCCGGAGGAATACGACAAATCCCTCATCGACCGGTTCACCTCCCTTACGCTGAAGAACTTCACCGAATTCCTTTCCGGCCGTGGCAAGAATCAGGGCAAGACCTACGCATCGAAGGGATATGTCAACGAGATGGGTCAGACCGAAAGCTGGAAGATAGAGGAAATTCCTCAGAAGTTTAAGGAATACGTCGAGGCGGTCATCAGCTACGACAAACGCGCCGACATGGTGCTGCTTTCGGCTCGCGGCCTCGACAGTTCCATCTCCAACGTCAGCGCCGACGGGGTCATCTCCAAGTCCGGTTCCGACGCCTACTATAACTATCTTATATATTTGAGCCAGCAGGCCATTCCTGAGCAGGTTGTATGTGCCGACGTAAACTATGCCATAAGGCTCAATTTCCCGGCGCAGTACAAGAAAGGAATCCGCCTCGGCTTCTACCGCCCGGTAATCCACCGTCAGGAAGAGACCGCCCCGTCTCAGAGAATCCAAAATTCACTCGAATAGAAAGCCATGAAGACAGAAGAAATATTCAAAGATATAGCGGATTTCCGCTCATACGTCGATGGGCTTGAAGCTGACACCACGCTTGAACAGTTGCGTCCGTCCATACGTTCCGCATCCACGTCCATTGCTTCCATCATCGGAAAGGCCGTGTTCCAGAAACTCTCCGAGGACCTCGGCCTCTACTCTTATGGCAACGAGATGCTCAAGACTGCCGTCGCCACCTCCGCGCTCTACCGTTACCAGATTTTTCTTTCCACCAAGAAGAACAACACCGAAGCAAAATTCTACAAGTACCAGCACGAGGAAATTAAGGAACACCACATCGAGGCGTTTTGGTCGGCGATGGACGAACTCCTTGACTGGCTCGACGAAAACGCCGACAATGTTCCGGAATGGAAGGAAAGCCAGCTCTGCAAGATTCGCGAGAGCCTGCCTGTGAAGAATGCAGCCGAATTTGATGGCTACTACGGCATCGACCGCTCCTCCTACTTCTACTCTAAGGTCCTGTTCCTGCTCCGGACTATCTGGAGCGAAAACATCCGGCCCGTTCTCGGAAGGCTCGTTCCGGACGAAGCTCTGATGGAGCGCTGCAAGCGGATTCTTTGCTACTGGACGATGGCCGAGGCCGTGCTGAAATTCGATGTTACCGAGCTTCCGCGTTCAATCCGCTACGACTTCAACCACGAATACACCAAGGGCAGCGATCCTCAGACCCGCGACCGTCTGTACGCCGATCTGATGTCAAAGGTGAATTCCTGGATGAAGATGGTCGAGTCCGCAGTGAAGTCCGCTACCGGAGGTAATGTGTCCGGCGGTGTCGTGAATGCGGAGGAAAACAAATTCTTCTATATGTAATATGGTAGGGCTGAAACTTCATAACGACTATCAGGTACCCTGCCGCTGGGCGGAGCTTGACGGCAAGCGCTTTGTCAAGGCAGCAGCCGCACTCGCCCTGTTCGAGCAGGGGAAAATCGACTTCAACGAACTCAGGCTCCGCATTGTCGCGGCCGTGCTGCTTCTGAATCTCAAGAAGACCAAGGTTTCAGAGACACTGTATGAGAACCTTTTCCGAATCAGCGAATCTCTGGACTTCTATGAGATCACGGAGGATGACGGACGCCGCACGCTCGATGCAAAGGTTGTGATGTCAGAAAATATGCTCCCTAAGGTGGGCGACTATCGGGGCTATCTCTTTAGCATCCGCGACGGGGTCGTTGACACCGACATCACAGCGGAAAGGTACATCGATGCCATTTCCCTCCTGACCCACTACTCCAGGACGCAGTCCCCGGAAGCACTCGACAAACTTGTGGCCACGCTCTATTCCAGAGCCCCGTATTCGGCCGAGAATGTCCGAAAAGTCAAGCTCCGGGAATTTTCCATAGAGAAGAAGCTGGCGATATACGTCAACTTCCGGGGAATACTCGAATGGATTCAGCGCCTTCCGAAATACGATATACTTTTCCATACGACATCCCGCACGTCCGATGGGCCCGCACTCATCGGCCCAGAAGGCACGATGTACCAGCTTTCCAAGGCCGGGTTCGGCTCCGTCGAGGAGATAGGCCGCCTTCCGCTGTTCTCCTACCTGGACATACAGCTTGCGGTCACATGTTCCGGAATCCGGGAAATGCACGGGATGAAGATGAAAATCACCGAAATCTGCGACCGGACGCATCTGACGGCCGCGCAAATAGCAACAGTACTGAGATGATACTTGACACCCTTAAATATTTCGCGACATTCGTTCCGCTCCGCGCCCTACAAAACTTCTTCCTCTATAACGGCGGAGACGACTATGCCCGCCTGAAGAAGGAAATCCTTTCCGAGCGTTCGGAACGCCGTATCGACGCCATCACGGACTATCTTTTCGGCATCAACAACGAATCGCTCCGCCGCCGGATTTCCAGCATTACAGGCATCTATCTGCTCATTGATTATGCCAACATCACCTCGACAATTAACACCACTGACTGCAAGAAGGACACGCTCCACTTTGCCGTAACGGTGGCCGCGCCCCATCCTTCCGACGAGGACTGGGTGAACGAGGCGCTGCTTCAGCAGAAATGCCTCGACATCCTCACAGCAATCAGGCGGGCAATGCGGAACGACTGGCGTGATTCCGACCAGACCCACTGGCTCGTGTTCCCCACCACCATCGCCCCGTTCTCGTCGAGGGAACTCGCTAACTCGTTCGGCTGGACCATGGAGTTTGACATCGAGGGCGTGGACATCGTGTGATGTCTGGGAAATGCTAACTTTGTAAAAAATGCTGAAAATGAAAACTAAAGAAGACATGAAGCACGCGACGGAGTTCTATGACAGCATTCCGAAGGAACTCGACCCTCGTTGTCTTGAGGTGGCACTTGACCTTGCGCGGCAGGCATCAGAGAGTCTCTATGCCAACTACAACAATGTAAAGAAACTTTGCACGACATTGCTCGGATGGACGGTGGCGGCATCAATGTCGCTTGTTGCTGCCATTGTTGCACAGATTCCGAACGGATGGAATCTTCAGATGATAATGACGGCCTATGGACTCGCGCTTTCATTGACGACATCTCTTGTAATCATCCTTGGCGGACTTTTCAAGCGGGATTGGTATCTTCCGGGGCTGGAGCCGACCTCATGTCTAAGCAAGGCACGACTCAAATATCTGATTACGTGCAGTAATCAGTCGGATGCCCTGATTCGGAACCTCCTGTTCGATTTGCAGTGCGATTCGGACGAAAACACCAGGCGGTTGTCGGAGATCGTTCGTATCTATCGACTCACCGTCAGAATCCTTGTCGGGGGAACCATTGCAGGAGTCATTCTGCTCAGCGTTTTGGCTTTAGCGTGTCCCTGCTCTCTGGTTTAG